GAAATATCGGCGACGCGACGAGCGACCGCGCGAAAATCGGCACGGAAATGGAGAGCCGGATTGAGGAGTGGATGAATCTGTACCGCGGGCAGTTCCCGTGGGCGACGAAATCCCACAATCACCATCTGGACCTTCCTGCCACAGTCGCTTCGGAAATGGCGCGTCTCGTGACGCTGGAAATGCAGGTCACCATCACCGGGAAAAACGAGCGCGCAAAATTCCTTGACAAACAGCTGAACCCTCTGCGCGAACGGATCCGCCAGTGGGTGGAATACGGATGCGCCGGAGGCGGGCTCATGTTCAAGCCGTACATCTCCGGCCAGAACATCACCATCGACGTGGCGCAGGCGGACATGTTCTACCCCATCTCCTTCAATTCGGCGGGCCGGATCGAATCGGCTGCGTTCGTGGAGCAGAAGACGGTGGGCGGGAAGATCTACAACCGCGTGGAGAAGCACGTCCGGCAGAAGGACGGGTATCTCATCACAAACGAGGCGTTCCGTTCGCAGTCTGCCTCAGACCGCGGCGTCCCCTGCCCCCTCTCCGAAGTGCCGGACTGGGCCGACATTCAGCCCGAGGTCACCATCTCCGGGCTTGACGTTCCGCTTTTCGCGTATTTCCGCATCCCGCAGGGCAATACAACCGACCCGGCGTCCCCGCTTGGCGTTTCCGTCTTTGCCCGCGCGATCCGTCTCGCGGAAGACGCGGACGTGATCTACGACGGGTACCTCTGGGAATATCAGTCCGGCCAGCGTGCGATAGACGCTTCGGAAGACGCCTTCAAGAAGGTGGGCGGACTCCCGGTCATCCCCACCGGATGGGAGCGCCTGTTCCGCATGAACAAGTTCTCCACGGACGACGAGAACACGCAGGATCTTTTCAAGGACTTCTCTCCGGAGATGCGGGACGATGCGTACAAGCGCGGCCTGAACACGATCTTTGAGCAGGTCGAGGACAAATGCGGGCTGTCCCGAGGCATCCTCTCCCTGCAGGAGACCGAAGCAAAGACGGCGACCGAGATCAAAATGAGCCGCCAGCGCAGCTACGCCACAGTGACAGATATCCAGAAATCCCTTGAAACGGCGCTTGACGGTCTGATCGCCGCGATGGACGCGCTGTGCGACCTCTACAATCTCGCCGCTGCCGGTGAGTACGAAGCCGCCTACGTCTGGGACGACAGCATCATCGTGGACGCCGAGACCGAACGTGCGAACGACCGCCAGGATGTGGCGTCGGGCCTCATGAACGCCTACGAGTACCGCATGAAGTGGTACGGCGAGGACGAGGAGACCGCCCGGGCCAAGTCGGACGAGGCAAAGCAGAAGTCGGACAACGAGATCATGGGCTTCGGCGAAGCTTCGCCTGCAGCGAATTTCCGCAGGTTCGGGGGTGATGGCGGATGAGAGCGCCGAAACTGCGGTCTTCCGTTCTCGCGTACATGAACATCGAGACGGACCCGAACCTTCTGCCGGATTACCGGCTCATGGGCGAGGGCTTTACCAACCTGACCCAGCTGAAAGAGCCGTCCGAATATACGCGCCGCTTCATCACCGACGACAACACCACGACCGACATCATCCGGTACGCATCGGAGGTGCAGTATGAGGTGGACGTTTATTCCCCGAATCCCGTAATCAAGATGATCCTCGGGATCACGGACGCGGAACTGCTGTCCGTTCGCACCGACGTGGTGACGGTGTACGCCGACGATATTGTCGCGCCGCCCGCCTACTGTTCCGCGTTCAAGCGCAGATACCTGATCGTGCCGGAGCGGATCGGCGAAGACATCGACGTTCTGAGGACGGGCGGGCGGATGATCGCCTATGGCGAGAAAGAAGACGGAACCTTCGACCGGGAAACCGGACGGTTCATCCCGCGGAGTCTGTACAAAGGCGCTGTCGTGTCACAGTACAACCGCGGCAGGAGATTTTACACGAAGGAGGTATAAAGCCATGGCAAGAGGAAAGCTCGGGAGCTACGTCGAGACTGCTCCCGCGAATGTAGACCTTGTTCCGATCCTGGCGGTTGGACGCAGCTCGTCTCCGAAAGGGACGGACTTCAACATCCGAAAAATCGCCATCGCCGCAAACGAGGGCGTGACCTTCCGGCTGAACGGAGAGACCTTCGTGATGACCGCGAGCGGTATGTTTGAGACGGCCGAGGATCAGATCGAAGTCCGTTCCCTGGTCTTTGAGGGGAATGCAGCCGTAAACATCCGGTTCCTGTACTGACGGGAGGTGCCTATGTTCATCAAGAGACGCACCGCCGAAAGTTCGCCTATGGCGAATTTCAGGCCGAAGGACGAACCCTCGCTTTTCGGCGGCGGACCTGCAGGCTTCTTCGGGCCGGGCAGCGCGAAGGGGGAGGAAAAGCCGAAGAGGAAGGGACTGTTCCGTTTCAACCTCATGCTTTATAACCGGAGAAAGACCGATGCTGACGCCTGAGTTTCTTCAGGCCATGCCGAAACGCTTTGTGAATCTGTGGTCCGAGGTCGAAGCCGACATCACGGCGCAGATCGCGAAGCGGATGGTGAAGACCAATTTCACGGTCGGGGCGTCTTCTTCCTGGCAGATCCAGAAGCTTTTGGAGATGTCAAAGATGGATGAGGACGTGGTGAAGGAACTGGCGAAGGCGACAAAGAAGTCCGAGGCGGAGGTCCGACGCGCCATCACCGAATCCGGCTTCACCGGACTGAACTACGACGAGCAGATCTACAAGCGGGCCGGAATGGACGTGAACGGCGTACAGTATGCCCTGACGCACTCCGTCGCCCTCCGGGACGTGCTCAACGCCGGAATCGCGCAGACCAACGATCTGGTGAAGAACTTCACCCGAACAACGGCAGAAACGGCCCAGCACGCCTATTACAACGCCATGGACAAAGCGTGGATCGCGCTCATGTCCGGAGCGTATTCCCCTCAGCAGGTCATCGCGCAGTCCGTGAAGGAAATCGCGGAAAAGGGATTTGAGAAAATCGCCTATCCGTCCGGACACAAGGACAGGCTGGACGTGGCAGCGCGGCGGGCGATCCTCACGGGAGCCAACCAGACGACGGCCAGGCTTCAGCTCATGCGGGCCGACGAGCTGGGCTGTGATCTGGTGGAAGTCACCTCGCACGCAGGCGCACGCCCGACACACGCGGTCTGGCAGGGGAAGATCTACTCCCGGTCCGGCAAGACAAAGGGGTATAAAGATTTCGTCTCTTCGACGGGGTACGGCACGGGGGACGGGCTGTGCGGGTGGAACTGCCGGCACAACTTCTATCCGTACTTCGAGGGGCTGTCTTCTCCTTCTTTCTCTCACGATCCGGCACGCGAATACCTGGACAGATCCAACGCGGAGATGTACGAGGATTCGCAGAAGCAGAGGGCTCTTGAGAGGGCAATCCGCCAGACCAAACGGGCCTGCATGGCGCTCGACGCGGCGAGGAAAGCGGCGGAATCGGAAGAGCTTCAAAAAGCCATGACTGACGCCTACAACGCCGCCTCCGTCCAGCTCCGCAACAGGCGGAAGGCTCTGGAAGATTTCGCCGAACTGAAAGACCGGACGCTCGAGGATGAACGGATCGCCGTGAACGGCTTCGGGCATTCCGAGGCGTCAAAAGCGAGCTGGGCGGCAAGGAAGAAGCTGGCACAGGGAGGATCTTCACCGGCTGCCCCGCCGACGCTCACGGAGATCGGGACGGAGACAAAAGGGATCGCCGGAAAAACGGTGTTGACAGGAAAACCGTCCGATGATATAATCATTACGGACAAGCAGTTCGGGAAAAAGAACGGCAAACATGCCATGGATTTTGGCCTTGATCCCGGCAAAGCGGAAGACCGCGAAAAGCTGCGCGGAATCATCAGACACATCATCGACGACGCGGACGAGATTCGCGTCGGGTTCTGGCAAGGGAAAACCGAAGAGGAAAAGACCCCGGCTGTATTTTTTGTCAAAGGATCCGATGTCGTTATCACGAGGAATAACCAATTCGTCAGCATTTTGAAAGGAGGGAAGAATAATGCGAAGGTTCAGAGGGCTCTTATCCAATGAAGGCGGAACCGTCAAAAATGAGAAGTTTGCGAAATACTTCGCCATCGTTGACCAGAAGGCCAAAGAACGAAACTGCATTTTCTTCATCTCCGAAGCAGACGGACGGGAGTTCTACGAGGAGGATATGGAGGGAGACGATCTCTGGGGATGGCTGATCCCGGAAGACCGCGCAGACGAGTTTGAAAAGCTCTGGGCAGAGGATAAGGAGAACGACGACTGGATCGACTTCTTCCTGTGCGCAGAGTGGCGTAAAAAGGCTGACGGTTACGATGTGGAGTTTGTGAATTACCCCGCGTAACCGAATAATCACAAAACCCATTTGTCATCGACCTGAGCATGTCGGAAAAAGGCTCTTTTTTCATGCCATCACGCCGAAAAGCGGATGTAATACGACCTGAGCATGTCGTTAAACTGCTCTTTTTTCATGCCTATTTCGCCCATCCGGGGGCGTAATCACCGGGACGGCACGGGAGGCGACCCCGTAAAAAGCGTAGCCGAAGGAGACTACATGGAACGCTCTTTTCTTGAAAAACTGGGTATCACGGACAAAGCGGTGCTCGACCAGATCATGGCCGAAAACGGAAGGGACATCACCGCCGCGAAAGGCTCCCTTGACGCCGTGACGCAGGAAAGAGACAAGCTGAAAGCCGAAAACGAAGGCCTGAACGCGCAGATCAAGACCCGCGATGCCGACATCAAAGGTCTCAAGGATCAGCTCGGCAAGGACGGCGACCTTTCGGCGAAGCTGGGCGAGCTCCAGTCCAAGTACGACGCCGACACCAAGGCGCTGCAGGACAAGCTTGCCGCCCAGGCATACGACCATGCCGCGGACAAGTATCTGGACGGATTCAAATTCAGCTCCACGTCGGCGCGGAAAGCCGTTCTTGCGGAGTTCCGCTCCAAAGCCTTCAAGATGACCGACGACGGGAAGTTTGAGGGCGCAGCCGAATACATGGAAGGGCTGAAAAAGTCCGATCCCTCCGCGTTCGCCAAAGAAGAGGGCGACGGCGGGGACGAGGGAAACGGCGGAAACGGCGGACAGCAGAAGCCTCCGCACTTCTCCAATCCCCAGGGCAACGGAACGGGCGGCGGCGGACAGAACAATCCGTTCAGCTTTTCGTTCAACGCGGTACGCAAAACCGACACAAAATAAGGAGGTAAAACAATGCCCAACCTGAACTATGCATCCCAGTACGCGCAGGCTCTCAGCCAGCAGTACGCAAACGTCCTTCATTTCGGCGCGATCTTCGCCCGGAATCAGGAAGGCGACTACAGATGGACTTCCGCGAAGACTGTGGAAGTTCCCTCTCTCTCCACCACGGGGCGCACCGACGTCAACCGTGACGAGATCAGCTCTGCGGGGCGTAACTTCGACAACAGCTGGACGCCCCTCACTCTCCGCAACTTCCGGAAGTGGAAGACCCTCATTCACCCCCGCGACATCGACGAGACCAACCAGGCCGCGTCCATCGCCAACATCACCAAGACCTTCAACGAGACCCAGAAGTTCCCGGAGATGGACAAGTACCTCATCTCCACCGCGTACAGCGACTGGCGCGGCAAGGGCCGCGTTCCCTTCTCCGGCACCCTCACCGTGAACAACATCCTTGAGGTGTTCGACGCGATGATGGAGGCCATGACCGAGAACAACGTCCCCGCCTTCGGCCGTCACCTGTACATCCCCCCGTACATCAACACGATCCTCATGAACGCGAAGGACATCGCGAAGAACCGCGACGTCCTGACCCGCACCACTGCCGTCACCCGTGCGATCACGGAGCTTGACAACGTGGAGATCGAGGTCGTTCCGTCCGATCACATGCTCACCGCGTACGACTTCACCGTGGGCGCGGTCCGCGGCGCGTCCGCCAAGCAGATCGAGATGTGGCTCGTGCATCCCTCCTGCATCATCACTCCCATCAACTACGAGTTCGCGAAGCTGGATCCTCCGGCCGCTGGCTCTGACGGCAAGTACATCTACTACGAGGAGTCCGAGGAAGACGCCTTCCTGCTCCCGAACAAGGAAGCGGGCTGCGAATTCTTCGTCGCCGGCGAGGCCCTCGGCACCGCCACCTTCTCCACCGCCGCGTACACCGGCACCAGCGCTGTGATCGGCGACTGCACGATCACCGTCTCCGCTCCTTCCGGGACCAACCTGCTCGCGGGCAGCCGTTACTTCTACAAGGAACAGGCCAGCACCGCTCCTGACGCTCCCGGCGCGGGCGAATGCCTGCTCCACACTGAGTGGATCGAATGGGACGGCGTCTCCGTCGTGAACGCCGCGAACGGCCACAAGATGACCCTCGCCGTGACCGACGCGGAAGGCCGCGCCTACGCTGCCGGCAACGGCACCGTCACCTCCAAGGCGAGCTGAGGAGGCAGAGACATGACGAAAGTCAGAAAGGGAAACAGGGAGCTGTCCGTTGAGGACGGCTCCGTGGATTCCTACATCGCGGAAGGGTACCAGATCATCGACGCCCGCGGGAATGTTCTCAAGCACAGCACGACCACCTCTTACGGCGGCCTGATCATCGAGAACAACGAGCTGAAGCAGACGGTGAAGCGGCTCGAAACGCGCATCGCTTCGCTGGAAGCCGAGGAAGCCCGTCTGAACGCGGAGAATGCCGGACTGGTAGACGAACTGGAGAAGGCGAAAGCGGCGCAGAACGGCGTTGCAACGCCCTCTCCGTCCGTGTCCGAAGGCGGCGGCGAAACCGCCCCCGCCAAGAAGGGCAAGAAGAAGGAGTGACGGCGAGATGGCGTACATCGACTACGAATACTACACGGGGACGTTCGGCGGCTCCGACGTGTCGGCGGAAGAATTTCCCCGGCTCGCGCAGATGGCTTCGGACATCGTGGACGCCATCGTCTTCCGTCCGATCGAAGAGGTCACGGACCGCGTGAAGCGTGCGGTCTGCTATGAGCTCGACATGCTGTTCACGCACGGAGGCGCATCCGCGGCGATGGGGCAGTCTGACGGCGAAATCTCCTACGAGATGCTGGGCGACTACTCCGTCACGGCGCAGACCGCGACCACGAAATCAGCGTCCGCGGCTCTGTCGCTGAACGGCATTCCGGTATCGAAGCTTACGGAAAGCCTGCTCCGCGCGGAAGGGCTTATGTCCCGCTGGGCGTATGCCGGAACCGTCATCGACAGGGGGTGAGGACGTGAGCCGGATTCTTCACAAGGAAGCGACCCTTTACACCTACCTCGGCGAAATCGACCGGAAGGCCGCATACGCCGTGAGCACCATGCGGAACGTGTATTACCGTGAATCTGCGGGTATCACGGCGGGAAACACCTCCCCCTCGGATTCCCTGACGCTGTACGTTTTCGACCGTCAGTCCAAAGTAACCACATTCGACGGCGGAGATCTGAGTTTCCACGACGACGGCACGGACATTATCGTACCCGGCATCCACGGCGCGGTGGAAAACCCGCTCAAGCTCGAGGGCGCCCGGAAAGTAATGTCCGTCGCCCGGTTCAAAGCCGGAACGCCCCGGATGTGGCACTGGAAGGTGGTGGCGAAATGACGAGCTACAAGCTGGAACTGGACACGCGGAAGATTCTTAACCGGTTCGGCCCGCGGTTCGACCGGGCGCAGAAGTTCATAGACAACGAAGTCCTGAAGGACAGCGACGAATATGTGCCGATGCGCACGGGAAACCTGCGGAACTCCGGCATCCGGGGGACAGTGCTCGGCTCCGGGATGGTGGTGTACAATGCCCCGTATGCGGCGAAATGCTATTACGGGACGCACATCAGATTCTCGAAGAACCTGCACCCGAAGGCCACCGCGCAGTGGTTTGAAAAGGCGAAGGCCGTGAACCGCCAGAAATGGATTGACGGCGCGCAGAAGATCGTCGAAGGAGGCACGCTGTGAGCGACAACACGATCTGGCGCATCCTCCTCGACCATCTGAATACGTGGCCGGACAAGCCGTGCGAAATCCTCTACGACAGGTTTGAGAAAGAACCTCCGACCATGCGGATGCAGCAGCTGACTGGGACAGTCGTTGAGCGGAAATACGTCAACGGCTCGTTCATCGGTCTTTACCCCTTCGCGCTGTCCCTCCGGATCGGCGGGCAGGACACGGAAACACGTCTGGACGCCTCGGACAAGCTGGATGCGCTGACCGGATGGCTGAACGCGAATCCGCCCGACCTCGGGGAAAACCGCATCTTTTACAAATTCGAGGCGACAACGCCGAGCCAGTCCGCCGTCTATGAGGACGGATGCGAGGACTACGGCGTCACTGTCACCATGCGATACTACGAGAAAGGAGCATAAACAATGCCTGACAACACCTCCTCTTTCACCGGGCTCGTTACCCGGAACAAGAGACAGTCCTTCATGAACACCGGGACTGTGAACTCCCCGACCTACAGCCTGATCGGCGAGGGCTTCACGTCTCTGGCTGAATCCAAGAACCCGAACGAATACTCGCGCCACTATGTGCATGAGGCGACGGAGCGCACCGACGTCACCGGCTACGCCCCCTCCATCGCGTATGCGCTGGACGTGTATTCGGACGACCCCTGCATCCAGAAGATCATCGAGATCACCGACAAGGAAGCGGTGGGCACCGAAGCGCAGGTGGAAATCGTGAACGTGAACCTCTTTGAAGAGGGCGCGACTTCCGGGACCTACGTCGCGTACAAGCGTGCTTACGCCGTCGTCCCCGGCAATGTGGGCGAGGGTACGGACGCTCTGAACTACACCGGCACCTTCAAGGCTGTCGGCGACGCAATCAAGGGCACTTTTGCCACGGCAAACAAGACCTTCACGGCGGACACCTGAGACCCATGAGAGCCCTTCTGGGCGGGCGGGTCGGAGGGAAAATTTTATAATCTCATCTTTACGGGAGGCACCACATGGAACAGCCCAAAATCGGAACCAACTTTGAGTACAACGGAACGTCCTTTTACTTCGATGCCGAAGACGTCGAATGCATGGAGCGGTACGCAAAGGCCGCGGAGAAATTTGAAGCCGCGTCCCACGAGATGGACGCGGAGGACAACGGCGGAACCGCCCTTGACGCGAAGGTCGCCAAGATGAAGAAGTACTGCCAGTACATCCGCAGTCTCTTCGATGACATCTTCGGCGACGGGGCCGGTATCGCCATCTGCGGTGAGCGCATGAACACCAGAACGCATACCGAAGCATACGCCGCGTTCATCGACTTCGCCTATGCGCAGGCAGAGGAAGGAATGTCAGAACGCACCTCCGTCGCAAATCTCTTCATCTCCCGTGCGGAGAAACGCCGGAATGAGATGAAGAAGAAGTGAGAGAGCACAACATCCTCCTTGACGCGCTTCCGTCCACTGTCACGATCGACGGCGAGGAATACCCCATCGAAACGGACTTCCGTGTCGGGATCCAATTTGAGATGCTTCTCGGCGACCGATCCATTCAGCCAGAGGACAAGGTGATCATCGCGCTGAAACTGTACTACGGGGACAGGATTCCGAAAGACATCCGCGCGGCAGTCGATGCCGTTGTGGATTTTTACCGTTGCGGCGTAAAGCCGGACGAAAGGAAGATCAAGGGTAGCGCGATCGGCAAGCGGAGGATGGACAAGATTTACGATTTTGATGCCGATGCCGCTCTTTTCTATGCGGCCTTTCTCGACCAGTATGGGATCGATCTCAATGACGTGGATCATCTGCACTGGTGGAAATTCATGGCCATGTTCGAGGGTCTGAGGAGGGATCACGAAATACAGCGGATCATGCAGATCCGCGGCACCGATCTTGCGTCCATAGAAAACCCGAAGGAGCGGCAGAGGATCATGCGTCTGCAGGACATATACCGTCTGGACGCCGGACTCACAACGGAGGAAAAGTCGGCAATCGCCGGCAGTGTCTTCGGATAATGGAGTGCGCATGTTCCGGGAAGGAAACACCGGGCCAACGAAAGGGGTGATTTCATGCCTGGAGCTGACGGCTCGATTCTCATTGAGACCGAACTTGATACAAAAGGTCTGCAGAGCGGTTTGTCGAAGCTGTCATCCGTAATAGGCGGGGGGCTTGGGACCGCGATGAAAGCGGCAGGCGCTGCTCTGGCTGGCGCTGGGGCCGCAGCCACCGCTTTCGCCGCTGACGCTGTATCGGTCGGAAAAGAATTTGATTCCTCCATGTCGCAGGTCGCAGCGACACTCGGCATGACGACGGAGGAAATCGCAAACAATATTGACGGAGCCGGGGACACATTCCAAGCGCTCCGCGACAAAGCGCAGGAAATGGGCGCCGCGACGAATTTCTCTGCCTCTCAGGCAGCGGAAGGCCTCAACATCCTCGCGATGTCGGGCTTCGACGCGGAAAAATCCATCCGCATGGTGGAAGACGTCCTTCATCTCGCGGCGGCTGGCTCCATGGATATGGCGTCGGCAGCGGGATTCATTTCCGGCACGATGAAGGGCTTCGCCGACGAGACCAAAACGTCGGCTTATTACGCGAACCTGATGGCCAAGGGCGCGACGCTCGCCAACACGGACGTACGCGGCCTCGGCGACGCAATGGCCTCCGGTGCTGCGGGGGCGTCCGCCTACAAGCAGAGCGCCGAATCCATGACCCTCGCGCTTCTGAGACTTGCCGAACAGGGCGAGGTCGGAAGCGCGGCAGGCACGGCGCTCGCGGCGGCGATGAAGAACATATACACGCCGACCGATCAGGCGCGGGACGCCCTTTCTGAACTGGGCGTTGCCGCGTATGATTCCTACGGAAACGCGCGGGACTTCAACACCGTCGTCAACGAACTGGCCGAAGCTCTGTCCGGGATGACGGACGAAGAAGCCAACGCCTACAAACAGACGATCTTCGGCATTCAGGGTCTCAACGCCTACAACAAGATGGTTGTGACGGGCATTGAGAAACAGGAAGAATGGGCGGAGGCTCTGAAAGAGGCGCAGGAAGGCGAAGGCGAAGCGGCAAAGCAGTACCGCACCATGACCGACAATCTGCAGGGTGACATTGACATCTGGAACTCTGCGCTTGACGGCCTGAAAATCACCATCGCCGACAAGCTCATGCCGACAGTGCGTGAATTCGTGCAGTTCGGGTCTGACGGTCTTTCCAAGATCACCGAGGCGTTCAAGGCCGGAGGGATCGAAGGGGCCGCGGACGCGCTCGGAAATGTTCTGTCGGATGGAATCACAAAAATCCTCGGGCTGCTTCCGAAAGTCGTTGACATCGGGAAGCTGCTCGTTCTTTCACTGCTGGACGGGATCCTCCGAAATTCCGGTACGCTGGCATCTGCAGCGGCCGAAATCGGGGCGTCCATCGTCTCCGGAATCGTGGAGATCATTCCGCGCCTCGCTCTGACGGGCGTGCGGGTGGTCGAATCCCTGATGAAGGGGATCGCCGAAAAACTCCCCGAGCTAGGGACGGTCATCGGCGACGCTCTGGGGGACCTCGGAGAGATTTTTGGGGATTACAGCTATGATCTCGTCGAAGCGGGCGCCGATCTGATCGCCTCGCTTCTGAAAGGCGTTCAGAACGCAATCCCGGGGATCATTCACGCAGCGGATTATCTGCTGTCCTCGTTCTTCTGGGTAATCGAATCCTGCGGCCCGGATCTGATCAACGCCGGGGTAGAACTGATAGAAGAACTGCTCGATGGATTCAGCGGGCAGAATCTGATCGGCCGTCTGGCTGGGATCGCTTCCGATCTGCTGGACTATGCGCTCGACGCTTTCAGCGCGGTTATTGATGCTCTGGTGGACGCTGTTCCGCGTCTGGTGGAGCTTATCGTTCCCGCCCTCACGGATGCAGTGACGCAGATCGCTGACAATCTGTCTGCGCTCGCTCCTCAGCTTGCGAATGCGGCAATGCAGCTCTTCTCCGCGCTCGGAGAGGCGCTTCCTGCCGTCGTTGACAGTCTGGTCGGTGCGGTACCGGGGCTGATCGGAGCGGTCGTGGATTCCATCGGAGCGATGCTTCCCGCTATGATCGACGCAGGCGTAACGATTTTCAGCGGTCTGCTGGAAGCCGTACCCGGCGTTCTGGATCTGCTTGTCTCCGCAGGCGCGGAGCTCGTTTTCGCACTGGTCAACGGAGCGCTAGACCTGCTCCCGACGATCGTACAGGCGGGAGAGCGGATTTTCGGAGCGTTGGCCGAAGCCCTGCCGTCAGTTATGGGTGCGATTGCGGAATCTCTTCCCCAGCTCGTGGCTGTCGTAGCTGTAGGGCTGGCGCATCTCGCCCCAGCTATTGCGGAGGCGGCTATCGCCCTGTTCGGCGGATTGCTCGATGCGCTTCCGGCCGTCATGGACGGTCTGATCGACGGGATCGGGCAACTCATCGACGCGGCGGTCGCCACGATCCGGTATCTGCTTCCGGTCATCCTCGAGGTGGGGGTTGAGCTGTTCTCGGCTTTGGTGGACGCTCTGCCCGAGGTCGCCGGGATGCTGGCCGAGGCGATACCGGAACTGATCGACAGCGTGGTAAACGCGCTTGTCGAACTTGTGCCGCTGATCCTCGAAGCGGGGATGACGCTGTTTAATGCTCTGGTGGACGCGCTTCCGGTGGTGATTGAAGCCATTGTGGAGCTCCTTCCGTCCCTCATTCAGACGGTGGTGGACACCATCGTCACCCTGCTTCCCGTCCTCGTGGACGGTGTGGTCATGCTGGTGAACGGGATAGTGGAAGCGCTTCCGGGCATTATCCAGGCCATTGTGGATCTGCTTCCGGAAATCCTCGATCTCATCGTACAGACCATCGTAGATCTGCTTCCGGTTCTGATCGACGGCGTAATCGTTCTGGTTCAGGCTATCGGGGACGCGCTGCCGGATATCATCACGGCGATCCTCGAGATCCTTCCGGATCTGATCCACATGATCGTGGATGCCGTTGTAGAGCTTCTTCCGGTTCTGCTGGAGGGTGTGGTTGATCTGGTGATGGGGCTTGTGGAAGCACTGCCGGATATCATCATCGCCATCATCGACGTGCTCCCGGATCTCATTATTGACATCTGCGACGCGCTGGTGGAGTGCCTGCCCCAGCTGATCCAGGCGGCGGTTGATCTGGTTCTCGGCATTGTCGCGGCCTTGCCGGAGATCATCATTGCGCTGGTCGACGCTATCCCTTCCATCATCACGGCTGTTGTTGACGCGCTCGTCAGATGTACACCCGCGCTGATCGAGGGGGCGGTTCTGCTGGTGATCGGACTGGTGGAGGCTTTGCCCGAAATCATCGTCGCCCTGATCAAAGCCGCTCCAACGATCATTACAAAGCTTGTCGAGGCGCTGATTAAATCGCTCCCCCTCCTGATCAAGGGGGCGGTCGAGCTTGTCGCGGGAATCGTCAAGTCTCTGCCTGCGATCCTGAAGGCTCTGTTCGTTGAGCTGCCCAAGGCAATCTGGGAGGGGATCAAAGGAATCTGGTCAAGCCTCCTCGACATCGGAAAGAATCTCATCTCGGGCATCGCGGAAGGCATCAAATCCGCGTGGAGCTGGCTGACCGATACGGTCGGCAATCTGGCCGGAGGGCTGGTCGACGGTATAAAGGGGCTGTTCGGCATCCACTCTCCTTCCACGCTCATGCGGGATCAGATCGGTAAAAATCTGGCGCTCGGCATTGCGGAGGGGCTGGAGGACGGAGAGGATTCGATCTATGCGACGCTTGACGACATCGCCGACGCTATGGGCGACAAAAGCATCTTCGAGAAGCTGAACGCAGCGTTTGAAGGAGCTCAGGCAAAAATCAGCTTCGACCGCTCTCCGCGTGGATCTGCTTCTATCGACGACAGACCGGAAGATCCAGGCAAGGACAAGCGGGACGATGAGCGCGAACGCCCGATGATGGTAGACGCACACATCGAGATCGACGGCCGGGAATTTGCCCGTGTGGTGACCCCGGCCATTTCAAAGGAACTGGCATGGGAGGGGGTGTAACGGATGACCATCGACGGAGTTGATATTTCAGTATTCAACGCGGCCCTTGTCGGATTGTCGGCGGGGCTGCCCGAAATCACGAACACTTACTTCTACGACGGCTCCATGAAAAGCCCGCGCTTGATCCGCCTCGGCGGGAACGTGGGATTGCGGAAAATCAGTCTGAATTTTGAGGTAAACGGCGTCTCGGAACACAACACGGCCCTGAACGTATCGAACCTTCTGAACGCGCTCCGGCGTGGATCGGAAATGGAGATCGGCGACGGGTACAGCTACTACTACGCCATCGACAGCGTGGGGGAATCTCCCGAGAGGATTTCCCCCACGATCACCACGCTGTCCGTGGTCTGCGTCGGGTACCGGCACGGATCGACGGTAACGCAGACTCTTTCCTCCTCCGGAACCGTGACGGCGACGGGCAACTACGCGACGCCCGCCAGATTCACGATTCAGAAAACGTCCGGCACGACGTTCCGGGTCAACGATATGATCTACACGGGGGAGGCGGGAGCAGAAACGATTGTGATTGACGGCTTCGCCAAGAAGGTTACGAAGAACGGGGCAAACATTTTCTCGCGGATGCAGATGACCTCGTTCCCGATCCTTTCTCCCGGCACGAACACGATCACCATTGTCGGCACCGGCACGCTGACCGTCGAATACCAGCCGATCTTCCTGTGAGGTGAGCGATGGCAGCAAAATACAGATACAATCTCAGTCCATACAACATCATCCGCCCGGAGGAGGAACACGGAGAGGATTTTGAGACTGCGGAAGGCATCCTCTCCGTCGTCATCGGCGGCGACGAAATCCCCGTTTCGGAATACCGGAATTTCTATATCGACCACAAGCAGGACGGCCGGGACTGGCTCGGCTTCACGCTGGCGGTCGATTCGGAACTGTACCGGGGCATCTCGGAAGAGACAAAGGTCCGGTACCGGGGCGTGGATTATCTCTGCAAGAAGATCTCCGACGGTCACATCGAATGCGAGATCGATCTTGATTTCCTGAGGAAGGGCTTTCATGAAACCTTCACCTCCGCGAAACCGCTTTCGTCCCTGCTCGCCGATATCCTCCCGGTCGGATGGACGGCGCACGGCGCGGTGCTGATTCACGGATCCCCGACCATCGAGCTGGAGACCTGCACCGACCTCGACATCCTGACGGAGGCGCAGACGGAGTACCGATGCTGGTTCTCGTGGAATCATGAGGCGAAGATCTGCACGGTCGTTTCCGCCGACGCCGTGGTCCGCACGGGCGAATACGTCACGGACGAGCTGAACCTCCGCACCCTATCCTTCAAGGGATCCTCGGTGAACTTCTGCACCCGGCTCTATGCCTACGGCAAATCCGGAGCCAGCATCGACAGCGTGAACGGCGGGAAGAAGTACATCGACGACTTCTCCTACTCGTCCAAGCTGATCGTAGGGTACTTCAAATGCGACTACGAGCTGCCCGCGAACATCCTGAAGGCGGCGCAGTACGAACTTTCCCTCAGATCCCATCCGGAGCGCTCCTACGAGTGCGACGTGGTGGATCTGGCCAAGCTCTCCGACGAATACGACTTTCTGGACTTCCAGCTCCACCGGACGGTGACGCTCATTGACACCCGGCGCGGGATCAACGTGGATCACCGGATCGTGGAGTATGTGGAGTACCCGGACGAGCCGGCGCGGAACACCGTCACCCTCGCCCGAGCCGTGCGGAAAATGGCGCAGATCAAGGAGGTTATTAAAAACTCCGTCGACGAGGTGAAAATCCAGATCGCGGAGGTCAACGCGGCAGTCGCACAGGACGTTGCAACGATCCAGGCAAACATCAGCGAGATCAACGCGAGCGTCAACACCGTGGCGAATGACGTGGCGACGCTGAACACGACAACGGCGTCTCTCAGCTCCAGACAGGACCGCACCGAGACGGCGCAGGCCTCTCTGACCCAGACCGTAGCCTCCCAGGGGGCGACGATCAACGGCGTCGTGACGTGGCAGGCGACGACCTACGTCAACGATCGGCAGGAGACCGCCAACGCCCTCGCAGCCATCAACCAGACAGCGACCTCGCAGGGCGCGTCCATCAGTCTCCTGACAACGTGGAAAGACACCACCTACGTCAACGACAGGAAGCAGACCAACGAAGCTCTGGCGGCGATCAATGTAACAGCAAACTCCCACGGTGCGGCTATCGAATCGCTGACAACGTGGAAATCCACCACCTACGAGAACGACAAAGAAATTGTCGAAGAGGCCATCGCGGCTATCAATCAGACAGCGACCTCACAGGGGGCGTCCATTTCCCTGCTGACGGAATGGAAGGCCTCTACAGTCAACGCCCTTGCGGCGATCAACCAGACTGCGAGCAGTCAGGGAGCCGCAATTACGCAACTCGTGGAGTGGAAGACCTCGACCGTAAACACGATTGCTGCCATCAACCAGACGGCCAACAATCACGAGGCGGCTATTGAGACCCTGACGCAGTGGAAAACCTCGACTGCGGAAGCGCTTGTTTCCATCAATCAGACCGCGAACGCCCACGGAGCATCCCTGTCCCAGCTGTTATCTTGGAAGACCGAGGCAGTTGAAGCCATTGTCTCCATGAACCGGGCCGTAACCAACCACGGTGTCTCCATCGAAGAAATATCCACATGGAAGACATCAACGGCGGATGTGATGGTCACCATGCGGCAGACGATCAATGACAACGTTGCCAACATCAACGAATTGACCACATGGAAAACCTCGACCTCTGAAACGGTGGCTGGCGTGGTCAGGACTGCAACAGACGCATATAACGCTGTCGGTTTTCTCGTTGAGTCCACAGCCAATGGGCACAAGGTGAAAGGCAACATTGTCATCGGGGCGATCAATGATGAAATCGACGCTCAGATTGTTGCCGACCGCATTAACTTTGCAGGTTTTACGACCTTCGTGCGACCGAGCGATCTTGAAGGCGGCGGATCGGTCACGACCATCAACGGCGGACTGATCACCACGGAGACCATCGACGTCGGGAGCATCAAGAAGTCGACCGTCACAAATGGCTCGCGGGCTGTTGTATTCGATGTCGGCATCCAGACCTCCTATGTCCGGACAAACGACATCACGGCGACGGGGCAGCTTAACCTCGGCGGAACGCTTGTATCTGTCGCTTCGGCGCTCACCGTGAAAGGAAAGAACGTGCTGGTGGAGGGCGACATCGATCTCACCGGGTACGCCACCCAGACGTGGAGCAACAATGCCTTCGCCGTAAAAGACCACGTTCATTCCGGGCATCTGAATTACAGCTCCGCGAACACGACGACGCTTGTGGTGAAGAAGGCGGGCAGTACCGACAGCTACAATATCGCGCTGGTCGGTCACGGACATTCGGACTACGCTCTTTCCAACCACACGCACACCGGGTATATTTCTTCCGGTGATCTCACGGCATACGCGAGCCAGACGTGGGTAAACAGGAACTTTGCTGCCTCCGATCACAAGCACACGGATGCTTTGTTCTTCGGATCCACGCTGGGAACGAATCTGACACTGACGCGCCTCGGATCGGTCACGAACACAAGCTATACGGTCGCTCTTGCAAACCACACCCATACGGGAATGGAGGTGGATTATACAGATCTGTTCAAGTTCAAATCTGCTGCCGGAGCGAACGTCACGGTCACGAAAATCGGAGCATACTCCAATACGGACTATACCTTCCCTCTTGCGAATCACACGCACTCGGGGTATGCCGCAAGCGACCACGAACACTCGGGTTACGCCCTCGCCAACCACACGCACACCGGGTATATTTCCGCCTCAGACATTTCGGGCCACATGGTGTACAGCGGCACATCCGGCGCGACGCTGATCCTCACAAGCGGGACCAGCACGAAGATCAACGTCGCCCTTGCGAACCACACGCACGACACCGATATCGTGGATCACATGCTGTTCGGAAGCACGACGGGCACGAATATCACCTTGAAGAGGATCGGGGCATACTCCAACACCAACTACACCTTTGCGCTGGCCAACCACACGCACGCAGGCACAGAGGTGAACTACACCGATCTGTTAAAATTCAAGAGCACAACCGGGGCCAACATAACCTTAACAAAAATCGGTGCATATTCCAATACGGACTATACCTTCTCCCTTGCGAACCACACGCACACGGGGATGGAGGTCAACTACGCAAACCTGCTGCAGGTCGTCAACACGAACGCGACGACCGGCGTAGTGAACGCCAAGTACGTCTCATACACCACCTACGGCACATCCAGCACGGTGTCGCTTTCCCTTGCGCTTTGGTCTTCCAATTCGGGCGGTACGGCAAACACCACCGATTTCATGAAGTTCAAGAGCACCTTGGGAGCAAACATCACGCTCACGAAGAAAGGGGCGGTCACCGATACGGATTACACCTTCTCTCTGGCCAACCACACGCACAGCGCCTATGTCTCCACCGGAGACCTGAACGGGAAATGGTATGTGAACATCAACGGAACCAAGTACTACCTGAGAAGCCCGTAATGCCGCGGTACGGCATACCCATATATTTCTTTTCTGGAAGGAGATCACTATGATCGACGTCATCATCACCGCCTACCACATGCACGATCTGATCGACCGTGCTATCGCATCCGTCCTGATGCAGGACCAGGTATTCGGCGGCGCCGAAACCGGGGAGGGGGTGACCGTCACCATCGTTGACGACGCGGACGAAGAGCCCTACGACGACGTTGCAGAGCGGTTCCGCCCGTTCCTCGGCGACCGCATCCGCATCATCAGGAAGGAGGAAAACACGGGCTGCGGAGATTCCAGACAGGTGGGAATCGACGCCTGCACCGCGAGATACTTTACCTTCCTCGACGCGGACGACGTTTTCTGCACTCCCTTCGCCCTGTCCACGATGGTGAATACGGCGGAGGAGCACAACGCCGATATCGTTTCCACGAATTTCGTGGAGGAGATCGACGTCGGCAAATTCGTCACCCACGAGAAGGATCGGACATGGATGCACGGGAAACTGTACCGGACGGAATTCGTCCACTACAACGACATCCGCTTCAACATGGCCCGGAGCAACGAGGACAGCGCGTTCAACACCCTGTGCTACTCCCTCTGCGAAACGCAGTGCCATGTGGATTACGTCACCTACACATGGATGAACAACCCTGCAAGCCTGACCCGTACCCGAGACTGGCTCCGGGAGACGGTCTGCGAATTTGTGGGGAACGCCACCTATGTTGTGGACACGCTTCTCAAGCGGAGGCTGGTGCCCTCAAAGTTCGCCGACGTTTTCCTCTCCTACCTGACCACGATTTACGGCTACTACTGCCAGTTCCTCGCGGAGGGGCGCGAAAAGCCTTTCCTCGACGAGTACCTCGCTGCGGCAAGGAAATACTGGGAGGCAGGCAAAGGTGAGCGGTGGTTCTACGATCCGAAATATCACAACGTCCTCGCCACCTACTACAACCACAACGGCGTATTGGACAGTCTGAGAGCGCGGAATCTGATTGTCCTTTGCGACATAAACCATTTTGCCAGAATGATAGGAGGAAACAGAAATGACAAGAACCGTAAACGGTAACACCTACAATGGGTACACCCGGAGCGCGAGCATCACGGAAACCACCACCAAGAGCGAGGACCTGAGCACGCTCGGCAACCTGCTCTACAACCTTTCCGGAATCGAAGGCCGGATCGAATACCTGACCGAGCACGGGCAGACCGATACCCCGGAGTATGAAAACCTGATTGCCGACCGGGATGCGAAAAAGGCAGAAATCGCGGCAATGCAGAGCTACATCGCCGGGTACGATCAGGAGGCTGAATAATGGCTCAGAAGCCCATGTATGAGGGGATCAACAACTCCCCGATCACTGCGCTGGACGGGGACCTCTCCGCCAGCGCGACGAGCATTCCCGTTGTGGCCGCGTCCGCATTTCCCGCCCCGCCTTCTCTCTGCACCATCGGGACGGAGGACAACGCGGAGCTGGTGCTTTACACCGGCATCTCCGGATCGAAGCTGACCGGATGCACCCGCGGGTACAACGGTACGACCGCGCGGGCATGGCCGGATGAGACCTCGGTCTACCGGGCTTTTTCCGATTATGACCAGAAGGCTATCCAGGACAATATCCGGGATCATGAAGCGCGGATTCAGATAATCGAGGACAGTACTGCGCCGAATATTATCATTTCGGAATCCGGCCCGATCCTCGAATTCTCCGACGGCGCGGAAGACCGC